AAAACCCCTACCAGGAACAAGTTATCGATGCTGCGATTAATGATTTAGACCGCGCCAGACAAATACAGCAAACACAAGCCCAGGACAGAGCAATTAGATCGGGTGCTTTTGGTGGATCACGCTCAGGCATACTTGAAAGCGAGGCTGACAGAGCTTATTTCGATGCAGTGGGTAGAACCGCTGCCAATCTAAGAGCATCGGGTTTTGACACGGCTGCCGGTTTAGGTATGCAAGACAGAGGTTTTCGATCAGCACTGCAAGGCGGTCTGCTCGATGACCAATACAGAACGCTTGGTTTACTAGGTGGTGTCGGCGGTCAACAACAAGGTCTCGGTCAAGCGGGTCTTGATGCTCGATTTGGTGAGTTTGCCAGAGGTGTTGATTATCCACTCAGACAAGCTGGATTGCTCAGTTCAGCTATCTCAGGCTTACCGTTTGAAGGACAAACGACACAAAGGAAGTCAACAGGATTTGGCGATGTCTTGGGCGGATTGCTCGGACTTGGAACTGCTATGGCAGTTGGTAATGTCGGGCCATTTAAAAGCGGAGGCATTTGGGGATAATGGCTTACTTTCCTGGACAACAAAAAAACTGGTGGGAGATTATGCAACAACAATCTCCTTATTCTTTCCCAACGATGAAGGTACCAACTGGCCCAGCAACAGGTTATAACCCACAAGGAATGTTGCCTAACCCGCAACAACCAACGGCAACACCCAAGAATCAAAAGGCAGCAATCATCATGGGTGCCTTGTCTGACATATTCAGAGGACAAGACCCCACGCAGAATACGGTTCTTAGACAGCAACAAATGGTGGCTATGCAAGAAAGAGCAAAACAACAACAAGCCATGCAAAAACTAAGAGATGGGCAACCCTTTACACAAGCAGACATGATCGATATTTTAGGGCCAAAAGATTATTTAACTGCGACTATGGGTACGAACAAAGGTACTTCGCTTATGCAAAATACTGGTTATATTGATGATTTATATGCTCAAAGAGATGCCCTACCAGAGAACGACCCAATGAGACAACGGCTCGACACAGCTATAAGAAACGCCGAGGCTGGTATTGGTGCTTATAAATACGATCCGACTAGGCAATTTGATATAACAGAATCAAAAAGAATTGCTGGCTCACCAGGCGGTTTAGATTTAACGCCAATAGAATCAGGAATTGATACAGCTTTCGCCACAGATGCTGCTGAGTACATCTACAATAACAAAGCCCAAGTGCAAGCCAATCTGAATAATTTAGGCGAAAAAATAAACATACTTGAGGCTGGTGAAAAAAATGTTTCTGGCCCTGAGATTGGATTAACACCCGAAATTCTTGCTCCAATTCTTATACCTGATGCGGTTGCTTTTGAAGATGATGTTAGAGATGTAGTATTCCAGTCACTTAGAGAAAAACTAGGCGCACAGTTTACCGAGAGAGAGGGTGATCGATTGGTTGCAGCGGCTTTTAACAAGTCTTTACCAGAAGAGGTTAATATTGCTAGGCTGCGAAGATTGTACGGAACCATTGAAGATGCAGCATTAGCTAAAGAAAATGCTATTGCACACTACAACGAATTTGGAACCATTAAAGGCTATCAATCTGCCCCACTTAATTTTGAGTCAATAATGAATAAATTAGTCGCGCCAAATGATTTCGAAGGCTTGACAGACGAGCAGTTGTTGAAGGTTTATGAAAGCGATGACACCACTGATGAAGAACGAGATGTTATAGAATCTATTGTAAAAGCAAGAGGTTAATTATGGCTCTCACTATAGAAGAACTCAGAAAGGCAAGAGAGAAAAACAGCCAAAAATCAGGATCCCTTACCGTTGATGATCTAAAACAAGCAAGAGCATCCAATGTTCAACAAACAGAAGATGTACCACTTGCTGATGTGCCTTTAACCGCTTTAAAGAATGTTCCAGGCAGTGCCGTTCAATTAGGCAAGAATATTATTACCCCTTTATTAAAACCAGTGCAAACCGCTAAAGATATTTATTCTCTTGGTGAGAGCATTGTTGGGGTTATTCAACCAGGAGAGCAAGGAAACGAGGAAACAGCTAGAGCTGTCGGTCAATTTCTTGCCAATCGTTATGGCAGTCTAAACGCAATTAAGAACACTTTTGCTAATGACCCTGTTGGCATTTTAGCTGATGTGTCTATTCTCTTTACAGGCGGTGGCTCATTAGCGGCTCGCGCACCTGGTATAGCTGGAAAAGTAGGACAAGGCGTTAAAACTGTAGGCCAGACAATAGATCCAATCACACAAACAGGTAAAGTTGTAGGAAATGTTGGCGGCAAGGTAGGCAAGAATGTTCTGGGATTAACAACAGGTGCCGGAAGTGAGGCTATTAAAACCGCTTATGCGGCTGGTAAAACTGGTGGCGCAACACAAAAAGCATTTGCTGATAGTTTGCGTGGTAATGTTTCTGGCGATGTTGCAAGAGAACAAGCATTATCAGCTTTACAAAAAATGAGATCAGACAAAACAACCAAGTACAAACAGGGCATGAAAGACATTGAGCTTGATAAAACGCCTATTAACTTCGACAAGGTTGAAAATATTGTTCTCAAATTTGACGATGCAAAATCTTTTAAGGGCGTTTCTGAGCTTTCTGTAAAAGCACAAAACAAATTGAAAACAGTTTATGGCCTAATTGATGAGTGGAAAGCAAACCCAGACCTACACAATGCAAAAGGGTTGGATATGCTCAAACGAAGAATCGATGCTGAATATCCAACAGGAATCAATGTTGGTGATTCTGGTGTTGTAATTACAAACATTAGAAACAAGGTCAAAGACGAAATTATTAAACAAGCACCTGGTTATCAAAAAGTTATGCAAGCCTATGAAGATGCAGTCAAACTTGAAAAGGAATTGGTAAGAGAGCTTTCATTGGGTAAGAACGCTGCCGCCGGTACAACTTTAAGAAAACTGCAGTCGGTCATGCGTAATAATGTAAATACAAATTACGGCAACCGATTAGAAATGTTAAAAACACTCGACCCATCACTATTGCCAGCCCTTGCTGGTCAGGCATTAAATACCGTTACGCCTAGAGGATTGCAAGGATTGGGTGCTGGAAGTGTTGCTGCATACGGCGGTCTTGTTGATCCAACACTATTAGCCGCCTTACCATTACAATCACCACGCTTAATGGGTGAACTGGCATTAAAGTCTGGACAAGCATCAAGAATGTTGGGTGGTGCGCCACAAGTTGCACAAACAGCAAGGGTTGTTGGTCTATTAGAAGAACAAATTGAAGAAGATGCCAGGCAAAGCCTATTGAATCGATTTGGAAACTAAACCAAAACCAAGATAATCGTCTGAATCACTAAACCAATAAAAGCCACTCGATACATAAACCTGTATCGATCAATCTCATTAATTAAATTGTCGCGTTCCTCTTGGCTCACTGATATTCATGGGTTTGGGGTTAATCGTGAAATTAGAATCATTATAAAAAAAGATATTGAATTATTCAAAATTATTCAAAATATCAACGATTTTAAGATAGCCCAAAATGTCATCCTGGGTATCTCTTTTGCTTGGTTGGTTAAATAACCTCAAGGTTTTAAACGCCAACATCATTGTCGCTGCTTGTTGCGGCGTAATCTTAACATCCAACATACCGCCCCAGACTTGCGCTAATTGACGCATAAAACGTCTGGGGTGTCCGTATTCAAGACCCTTGGTGTGGATCAGCTCATCCACTTGGAATTTGCTGTCGATCATTACACTTCCTCGTCAAAGAGATTAGCCTCGGCTTGTCTGCGCCTGGTCAATCCTTCCAGCTCTGTCAGCTCACCATTGACTCTAGCTTTGTTCCAACGCTTGAGCTGTGTTGACACATCCTCGTATTTGCCTTCGTTTAAGCGTTTAAGCAATGTACTGTCTTTCAGGTTTGTTGGCCCTAAGTTGTAAACAAAACTAACAAGTGCTGCGTGTTGGTTTGGGTTTAAAGGCACATCGACCATATCATCGACATAGCCTTCGTATTCACGCAACTCTTTATCAAGCATAGCCGTTGCAATCTGTTCGGTAATGGTGTCGCCTTCATTAACGCCTTTGGTGTGACCAAAGCCGATGGTAAGCACATCAGCAGCATCTCGATAAGCTGCGGTTTCCAAGCCTTCAAATTCTTTTATAAGGTTGAGTCCTTTGTTGTTTATTTTCGCCATATTGGTTCCTAATAAAATAATCGCTATAACAGCGATAATAAGTTTAAGATTTAACCTGTTTAGTCTCAGTAATGATCTCTGGTGTTTCATCATCAAACCTCAACAGTTCTCTTTGTAGTGAATCGGTTAATAACTCCTGGTTCATAACCAAAGATTGACGAGTCAGATTTTTAATATGTGCCTCATCTATCTCTTGCAGTTTTTGATTAACGCCTTTGAGGTTCTCAAGGATATTGGTCTCAGCATCGTTAAGATCACTCTCAGGTATTTCAATATCCTCGCCCTTGGTGTTCTGATATTTGATAACCGGTACTATTTCCTGTTCCACTTCTCCGTTTTTTACTTTATCACTCATAGTTTTTCCTTTTATTAATTGATTGAGTTAAAAATTTCTTTGCCAACATCTTTGGCGTTTTGTTTGGCGGTATCATCCATAATGTGCATATAGCGCATGGTGGTTTGCATTGATTTATGGCCCAATAAATTACCGACCTCTTCGCCCGATACCTTTTTGCTCTTAAACGCATAAGAGGCAAAGCTGTGTCTTAGGTCGTGTAACCTTAAATCAGGACAGCCCGCCTCTTTGCGAATTGAATACCAGAGTCCTCTAGGTCGGTTAATGCCTATCAAACTGACCTGTTCACCCTTGCGTTCAAGGCTGTTAATAACCGCCTTGGCTTGTGGGTTCAAGTGGATAACTCTGGCATCATCCTTGTCATCGGTCTTGTGTTCTTTAAGAATAATTTTATCGCCGTGTAAATCGCACCAACGAGCATTGGCGATCTCTCCGCATCTGGCACCGGTATAGATTAAGAGTTTTATAAAAGCGATGGACTCACGATTTTTTGGATCGGATGATCTCGCATCCAAAGCCTTAAAGATACGCTTTAGCTCGTCTGGGGTGTAATAGCGTTTGCGTTTGGTTTCCCTGTTCTTTTTGATGCCTTTGCATACATTGTGTTCAACCAGCTCATGCTCAACAGCTATGTTAAGCACTGAGCTGATTATACCAACACAACGATTAGCGACACCTGGGGCGCGTTCTGTGATCTCATTGAACAGCTTTATAATATCCAGCCGTTTAAGGCGTTTGATATTTTTATGGCCCAAAGTCTCGGCTACATTGTTGCGCCAAGTGCGTTCCATTGAATCAACGGTCTTACGTTGTCGCCGATTCAGGTCGCAAAGGTATATGTCAAAGACATCGTTTAGTGTTTCCATGGTGTTCTCCCTGTTTTATTTTTATATTTATCCATTAAAAATTTTCTTGCGTTGCGATAATAGGTAAACAAACTCCAATAAGGCTCTCCGCGTTCCTGTTTCCCGATGTCGTTTTGGTATTTTTTATCCCTAACATAGTGTTTAAAGTCATTGGTTAATCGCATCATTTTATTTCCTCGTTTTTTCTAGAACCAGGGGTCATGTTAAGTTAAACCCCTGATCCTCAAATGAGCCATTCCTAAACGCGCAAACATTTTCTTCTTGGCTCATATTGTTATTTTTCCATCCTTATTTGTCCGGTGACTGAATCAAAATCAATCTCTCCCATTTCCCTTAAACGCTGCAACCTTGGATAAATCGCACCGCGACTTTTTCCCATTTGCACAGCAATTTGATTTTGCGTGGGTGTGTAGCCGTTTTTATCAAAAAAATTCTTTATAACTTCCAGCGTGTCCAAGGCGTTCTGCTGTTGCCTGTATTCAATCGATGTCGTCATCTTGCACCTCTTTAATTGATAGGGTTTTACTTCTAATGGTGTACGCCTCTTTAGCGGGTATCACTTTGGTTTGTTCCGGTTTAGCTTTGTAGTTCCTGGAACCCCATTTGATTTGATACTTGCCAACCGTGGCGTGTTCGTTCTCTTGCATGGCTACTTTTATGGCCTTCTCGCTGTCATCAATAATCTGTTTGGAGTTTACAATGATGCGTTTAGCAGCTTGAATGTCCTCAATCTTGCTCTCCACTTCATCGGGTAGTTCAACCAGAGAATCATAAGCCTCAGACCAAATAATATTGGCATCAAGGCTCGATTCAGGCTCATAGTAATCCTGTTCTCTAACTCGCCGATCAAAGTCGATGACCGTTTCCTCAAGCCATTTTTTAAACTCTGGGTCTCTCTCAAAGACAAAGATTCTTAAATCAGTTGATTGATACAGCACCACCACCGCACACCAATTAAGGTTGGCGCACTCCATGAGTCCTTGTGCCTGGTATTTACCGCGCCAATTAGGTAGCACATCCTCTCCATAGTCTCTAGTGGTCTTAGCCTCTAAGATGCCATCGCCAACCAACCTCAATTCCCTATCATCTGGGGTAAAAATATTTTTGGTTAAATCGGTTTTAACAATCAGTGGTTTTTTAGTGTCCAGCGAGGCGGTAGCAATCCCATCGGGTGAACCCGCAAAGGGAAGTTTTCTATGCACTAGGGGTTTATCAATATCCAATCTGGGATTGGTTAAACCAATCCTCAAACAAGCCTCTTCGAGTATCGGGTTCTCCAACACATCGCCAATTCTCATGTGAAGGGGTTGCTCTTTACTTCTGACATCCTCGAACTGACTTGCTCTTATGCAACGATCCAATATCTCGTTTTTAGAAAATCCATAGGGATATTCGGGATCAAGAATCGCAAGCGCAGAGCAAGAAAGCTGATGATCGGGTGTTACTTTACCTACCATTTAATTACCCGCCTTTGCATCATTAATGTCTTGTAATGACCAAGTGGTGATGACTCTGTTCCACTCTTTAGTTTTAAAATCAAAGTAATTGATATAGGTAAGACCGGTATTATCACCGGCGGTTATTTTCCTCTCCCATGCAATACAATCCACAGGGATTCTAAGGCTACCTTTTAATGTGGGTATATATGGGTTAATGTATTTAGGTCGCGATGATCGTTGTTGATACATGGCAATCTCCTTTCATTGAAAGCGATTGCGTGAATCCAGCTACCAAAGGGGTCAGAACAGTCTCAACAGCAGTAGTTGTAAATACTATTAAAACAGCCTTAACTACCGAACTTAACTTACTATATATTATACGCATATCTAATAGGCTAAAAAAAGGTCGTGGATTAACGCTTTCGCTAAGGGTTGTAGTTAAAAACAAGGGAAATCCCTGTTTCGATTGAAGTAAAATTGTTTTAAATGCACTCAGCAGACTACCAAGGGGTTCTCGAAGATGGTTTACCAAGGGTCGCGTCATAGCTCTTCTCGTTTCTTTTTACGATACCTAAACTCTTGTCCGGCATCTTGTATGAGGTGTTGGGCTATTGCAGTTTTCATGCTGACTCTTAATTCGGCGCGTTTGATGGACTTTAACTCATCAATTAGGTTTTTAAATATATCAATGGCGTTGTCCAAATCCTCTTTTGTCAGCATTGGAATATCTAGTCGTTTTGTTTCCCATGAAAAAAACTTTAAATAATAAATCTCTTGATCTCTTGACTCTGCAAGATGGGTTTTTGAAACTTTTTTGCTCTCCTGTCTCTTCATTGTTTGCATAATATATTTTTTTTGTTTATTAATTGTCAAGAATTTTTTACTAATATTTTTGCTTGTTTTATTTGATCTATTTTTAAAACCAGGTTTCTCACATTACTCGGATGCCAAGTTCTACCGTATCTGGATTTAATGCCCTGACTGTTTAGATCGTTGGCAATATCCTGATAGGTCTCCGCCCCACTCTTTTGAATCTTTTTAACCACGGGGCGCATACTCACAGCAAAAGCGTTGGCTCTTCTGGTGTGATCTTCCGAGGCTTTCTTGGTCGCCTCGACAAGTTTAGGATTACCAAATTTAACGCCTTGTTTCTTTAGTTTCGCCATCGCCTTTTTTGTGTTCATTGAAACCTTTTGACGATGTAGGGCCATGAGCTTACCCATGAGTTGTATGTCCACCCAATGCGCACCTCTGACATCAATCGAGGCAAATCGTAAGCCATGCTGGGTATATGCCTCAAGCATGAGAGCCACAAATTTAAGGTTGTTAATGCGTGAACCCAACTTAGCTGCAATCACATTGGCTTTTTTACGCACCGCGTATTTAATGGCTAGCTCAAGTTTAGGCATCTCATACGGGTTCGATGAACGAGGTTCTATGTATTCTTTAATGATTTGATTGGGTTTAAGTTTAGGATCAAACGCAGTAATGATTTGCTTGCGCTGATCGTCAATGTCGGTTTTGGTGCCTTCTCTAAGATAGAAAACGAATTTGCCCCTGGGTTTGACCTTGTCGTAGTCAAAGGGATCTTTGCCGTTCATTCTGTTCTCCTGTTAATAATATCTCTTATTAAAATATACACATACGATGGGTATGTCAAACAACTTGTAAACAATAATAAAACATATAGACAAATATATAAATTAAAACTACCATACGTTAAACAACTCAGTAGATGTAAATATGAAAAAACCCCTACCAAAAGCCTTATGGATTGATCCAGAGCTACACGCCCAGATCCTTTGTCTAGCGGACTTTCAGAGGCGCAGCATAAAAGCGGTGGTGGAGAAAATACTTAAAAGGGCCATTAGGGAAGAGGCAGAAAAATCTGAGAATGGTGAATAAAAACATAAAAACAGTAGGAGATTTGCGCGGTGTCAAAGAAGAGTAGAAACAAAGGCCATAACTTTGAACGTCAAGTGGCATCAGTGATGAATGAAGAGTTTTACCGACACGACCTACCCATAAAACTTAAACGAGACTTGGCTCAATACCAAGAGAGTGATCGCGGTGATCTTCTGGGTTTAGATGGGTTCACCATAGAGTGCAAACGCTACGCTAAAGGCAACCGACCCTTAACCGCCTGGTGGGATCAAGTGGTTAATGCAGCGGGCAAGACTATTCCCCTACTCGTCTATAAATTTGACCGACAACCCATCGAGGCTCAGTTTCCGGTAATGCTGTTTGCCACCGATGGCGACCATGATGACTACCTGAATGATTACCACGCAAGGATGAATTTTGATGACTTCCTGTACTTATTAATTTGTTATTTAAAGGCAAGATCGTGAGTGATAGCGGTGAGTTTACAGATTTTTTGGATTTTATGGAATGGATGTATGAGATGTATGAAATTGACTGCAACAGAAACAACAAGGAACCGATCAGCTTTGTCGATTATCGAGACACTCGGTTTTTTTGGTTGGTGGATCAGTTTAAAGAACAAAAGGAGTTGGTGCATTGAATGTACGAGTCTTTGATATTTGTTCCGGTATTGGCGGGTTCTCACTTGGACTACACGCCACCGGCGGATTTGAAACGGTTGCCTTTTGTGAAACCGATGAGTTTTGCAGAGATATTCTCACCAGGAGATTTCCGAGCATACCGGTATATGGAGATTTAAAAGAGTTAGCCAATGACGAAGAAACAATCAGATCTATTCCCGACCACGACCTCATCTGCGGTGGAATCCCCTGTCAGCCCTTCAGTGTCGCGGGTCGAAAAAAAGGAACGCAAGACGACCGACACCTCTGGCCGTCAATGCTTGAAATTATTAAACAGAAAAAACCCACTTATACCCTTGTCGAAAATGTTGGTGGGTTCGTCAACGTGGCACTCGACCTTGTGTGTTTTGACTTGGAAGCCGAAGGTTACGCCACACAATCGTTTATTATTCCAGCTTGCAGTGTCCAAGCACCCCATCGAAGAGATCGAGTCTGGATCATCGGAAGGAAAGAAGATGTTGCCGAC